TCGTTATATCTCATATATGGATCTACATAGATAGAGATGTCTCCGATTGAACCTACAGGGTATAATTGACCTTGTCCGTTTAATTTAGATTTAACTGGGTTAATCGTGTAACCAGCGATATCTTGAAGAGCTGCAGCTAAACCTCCGTTTGTGATAAGGTATTGAGCAGGTCCTACACGACCTTCAGTCGCGATATAGTTCGAAGCGTGAGCAATCTTAGTGATTAACTTTCTTTGAACAGCGTGAGTAGTTTCACCACCAACGTTAGTTCCAGTAGCATAAGCTGTGTTTAAGTCAAAGATTGTTGTTCCTGTACCAGCAGCACCACTAGATAATGGAGCATTAGCCGCGTTCAATGTACCCATTTCGAAGATTTTAGCAACGATTTGTTTAGAAATTGTTTGAGACAATTCGTTAACAAGGATAGATTCCATTTTTTGAACGATATCCATACCTGTATTAGCTTTGATATCTTCAATTTCAGTTCTTCTAAGAGCTGAAGATACTTCGATAGTACCAACTGCTACAGTTTTAGAAGAGATTTTTGGTCCGATAACACCAGCATATGAATCATCATCTGACTGACGAGACATTGGGTAAGAACCAGCAGCACCTGAACCAGCTGTCCAGTTTGCAGAGAAACCTGGGATATGGTCTTCTAATGCAGATACCAATTCGATAGTTTTTGTTCCAGCAGTAACATTACCCGTAATAGTAGAATAAGTACCTACTCTTGTAATTTGGTCAATCATAGATTGAGTAGGGTTGAAAGTGTTTCTTGCTTGATCAAATGACCAAAGTGTAGATGTTCCACTTGCTAAAGCTGTAGCAGTATGAGCTGTGTTAGCTTGTCTGTAAGCTCTAAAGATTGGGTAACCATCGATACGAGAGAAACCTAAAAATTCAGCAGTACCTCTTTTATCAGCATTTTCTTGACTAGTTACAGTAATATAAGTAGGAGATAAAGCTGAAGAAGCATTAAGAGATATCCAAACTCTACCGTTTGCTAAACCACCTGTAGTTTCATTGATTGAGTTAGTAGCTAAGAAAGCTCTAATTGATGTTTGAATAGATGCGTTTTCTGGACAATTTAATTTGAAAACTTGTGGTCTTTCATCAGCACCGTTAACTGAACGAACGTCATCATATTGAAAATCAATATAAAGTAAGTCGATTTTTGGACCTGGAGTTGGTTTAACAGCTACTAAATCTAAACCGATTGTTTGAGCTGCAATTTTCATTGCTACAGGTAACAAGTTTTGACCTACGTCTCCTGAACCTAAAGATCCACCGTTTCCAGACCAGTTATTACCTAGTAAAGAACCAGCTAATGTAGATGGTTGAGCAGCTGTAACAGCTCCCATACCTGCAACGTTAGAAGCGTTAACATACGCATTCTCGTTGATTGAGTGATATTCAGCCATTTCTGACATCCATTCAACTCTTTCAGCAGATACACCCATGTTCTCCAATACTGGAGTCCACTTCTTAACTGCTTTTTGTTTGTCTATTCTAATGTGTGACATAATTTAATTTTTATTTTTTTTTGTTATCTATATATAACCCTTGTTTTATCTACTTTTCGGAGATGTGGATTTTTTATAGATTAGATGTTTTTGAATCTTTCCATAATAGCAGTAACATCATTATCAGAAAGTTTATCTTCTTGTATAAGACTTTCGTGTGATACTAACTTTTTAGTTACAGATTCATTTGTTTTAAGCTTTCTAGTTGCCCAGAAGTGCTCAACTTGAGATTCGTTCATTAAAACTTCAGCTGGGTAAAGTCTAGCTTGTGATAAGATAGATTTTTTAGCAGATTCGTTCATTTGACTCCAGATAGCCTTAGTGTTTTCAGGCATTAATCTGATTACTCTTTCTTCAAGTGTTTCATTCTTTGTTGATAATGCTTCAGCAATTAGACCTAATACATCTTTGGATGTGAAATAACTTCTCTCGTTTATGTGAAGTTTAACAGATTCCTGTTCTTCGTCTGATAGTGCATAAAAGCTATCTACTTGTGACTTGTTTAAGAATTTTAAGAAATTCAAGTCTGTAGATTCAGAAACTTTACGTTTTTTAGCTTCTTCTATTAATTTATTAATTGATTCAGATAATTCAGAATCTTCATGTCCACCAACTTCATAGTCATGTGAATGAACTTCTTCTTCATCTTCGTCTTCATTTTCTTCATTTTCTTCAGAATTGTAAGCCTCTTCTTCGTGAGCTGAAGGAACACCATTGTATTCTTCTTCATCTTCTTCAGTAGCGTTAGGTCCACAATTTTCATCTTCTTCTTCAGCATCTTCGAAACCAGCAGCTTGTAATGAAGGGAAAGCTTCTTCTTCTCCACCAAATGCTTCATTTAATTTACCAGAATTTAATTTTTCAACGATTAATCCTTGGTAAGAAATTGATTTGTCTAAGTTTTCAGCGATATATTCTGAATAAGCGATATTATCATCTAAATGTTCAGCGATGTACTCAGAGTAAGCGATGTTACCTTCAACGTGTTCAGCTAAATATTCTGAATAAGCGATTGAATTATCAACGTGTTCAGCGATGTACTCACCGTAAGCGATACTTTTATCTAAGTTTTCAGCGATGTACTCAGAGTAAGCGATGTTTTTGTCTAAGTTTTCAGCTAAATATTCTGAATACTCAATGTTTTTATCCAAATTCTCAGCTAAATACTCAGAATAAGAAATGTTTTTATCCAAATTCTCAGCGATATACTCAGAATAAGAAATATTTTTATCAAGATTTTCAGCTAAATATTCTGAATACTCGATATTTTTATCTAAGTTTTCAGCCAAATACTCAGAGTAGTTAACAGCCTTTTCAAGATTTTCGGCTAAATAGTCATTATGTTTAATAAGTTTATTTGTAGTCTCTTTTAAAGACTTATTCTCATTAACCATAATTTGAACTTTCTCAGCCAAATAATCCAAGTACTTAACAACTTGAGAATTTGTGTTATTTAACTCATCGTAATACTCTAAAAGTTGTTCAAGTTTTTTAGGACTTAAGTTACCTTTAGAAATTGCACCTTTAACTTCTTTCTTAGTAGAAGCTAATTCTTTAACTAAATATTGAGAATAGTCAGTTAACTGTTGTTTAGTAACAAATTCATTTTTGTTCATATCAAATAGTTGATTTATTTTGGACTCATCGGACATTTCATATATCCTAAAGTTGGAGTTTTGATTATAACCCAAAGACTCGTTAAGAACCTTCACGCTCATCTTAGCCGATGCAAATCCTGGATCAGCTACTATATCATAAGTAAATAATTTCTTTAAGGAAACAGTACCATCTGATTCAGTAATACCAGCCGCTCTTGAAGAAACAAAAACTGGACAACCATCATCAACCAATGCTTTAGCTTCTTTACCCCAATAGGTACTAAGAAGTCTAATTTCACCATTAACAAGGTTAGATTCTTTTACATAATTTGCTTTTGTAATTATGTGAGAAGCTCTAGAAAGAGATGTATCAAAAACATCTGGGTGATCAAACTCACCATAAACAGCACCTAGACTACTCATTCTATCATTCATCTCATTTAAAGCAGGAAGAAATTTGTCAGCAGTATAAATTCTTTCATTACGATTTTTAACACCGAATTCTGTGAATGTACCACCAAGTATATAATCTTTCTTACCATTGACACTTTCTCTTATAAGAGCATTTGTCGAATTTTCTACAATTAAAACTGGTTTCATTTAAATAGTTATTTTTTAAAATATAGAGTATATATTCACTTCAAAAAACCGTTAAAAATAAAGTGTGGATTTTTTACAGAACTTCTACAACAATTGACTTTGTTATACTAAGCAGGTTCAAAGTAATGTATTTATCGAAATAATGAATATGATTTCCTAAGTGAATGGATTTTTTACAGAGGGGCAGTGATTAACTTAATAAATAATAGAAATTTTTGCAAATTCGAGGATTTATGATACTAACAAGAGTAATAGATATTAAAATAAATGAATCAAACTTTCAATACTATGAAGATTTGGGATATGATGTAACTATTGGGGAAAATATACAAATACCTATTGAGTTAATGTCAAAAGGATCACATTATAAAATAACTTGTAAATGTGATGGATGTGGTATAGAAAAAGAAGTGATATTCAAAAACTATATTAAATATGATAACAACTGGGGTGAATATTATTGTAGAAAATGTTCTGAGGTAAAAAGAAAGAAAACACTAAGAGAAAACTTTGGAGTCGACTACCCAATACAGAATAAAAAAGTTCTTACTAAGATGAAAAAAACTCTAGTTGAGAAGTATGGTGTAGATAATATCTCAAAGAGAGATAAACAAAATTAAATTCACTAATAGAATAAACATATGATAGAATTAAAAGAGGGAGATGTATTTGTAGGACAAATAGAATTTTCGACAAACGGAAACGCATCTCTAAAAATAGAAGAGAAAGAAGTATTCATTTATAAAAAGAATACACTTAACTCATTACACTTAGATAAAGTGAAAATTGAAATATTCAAAGCTGAAAAAAAGCTAGAAGGAAAAGTTACTGAAGTAATTTCAAGATATAAGACAGAATTCGTTGGAAAAGTACAAATAGGTAAAAAATCAACATTTGTAATACCAGATAGTAATAGAATCCCAGTTGATTTCTATATCAAAGGTGGATTAGTAGCTGAAGATAATCAAAAGGTTATTGTTGAGTTAGTAAAGTGGACTGATAGTAAATCACCACAAGGTAAAATAGTTAAAATATTAGGAGATTCTGGTGATAACAACGCCGAGATGAACTCAATTATGTATGAATATAACCTACCTGTTGATTTTCCACAAGATGTTATAAATGAGTCTGAATTAGTACCAGAGATTATAACAGAAAAAGAAATTAAATCTCGAAGAGATATGAGAGGTATAACAACCTTAACTATCGACCCAGTTGATGCTAAAGACTTTGATGATGCTTTATCAGTTAATATAATAAGTGATAATAAAATTGAAGTAGGAGTACACATAGCAGATGTTGCTCACTATGTAAAACCTGAAACTAAATTAGATGAAGAAGCTTTCAAAAGAGCTACCTCTGTTTATTTAGTAGATAGATGTGTTCCAATGTTACCAGAAAGATTAAGTAATGGAATATGTTCTCTAAAACCTCACGAAGATAGACTAGCATTCTCTGTTATATTCACATTAGACTATGATGGTAATATATTAGATACTTGGCAAGGTAAGACAATAATACATTCAGATAGAAGATTTTCATACGAAGAAGCTCAAGAGATAATTGAAGGATTCGATGGTGATTATAATAAAGAGATAAGACTTTTAGACTCTGTTGCTAGAAAGATTAGAAAGAAAAGAATCAAAGATGGATCTATTGAAATGGGTGGAATTGAAGTTAAATTCAAATTAGCACCAGATAACAAGAAACCAATTGGTGTTTATTTCAAAGAACAAAAAGAAGCTAATAAGTTAATTGAAGAATATATGTTATTAGCAAATAAATCTGTTGCTAAGACACTTTCAACAGCTGGATGGGCAAATGTATATAGAGTACATGATACACCCAATATCGATAAATTAAATGAATTGGTTGGAATCTGTAACACATTTAAATATGAATTAGATGTAGATGTAGAAGCAAATGACTTGAAGAAGTCACTTAACAATTTGTTAGTTCAGATTAAAGGAACTCCTGAAGAGAATATGATAGAAACATTAGTTACTAGATGTATGTCTAAGGCTACTTATACAATCAAGAACATAGGACACTATGGTTTAGGATTTACACACTATTCACACTTTACAAGTCCGATTAGAAGATATCCCGATTTAATCACACATAGAATTTTATTTGATTTCTTAAATAAAGGAAAACAAGGAAACCCTGGTAAAGTTGAAGACCAAGCTAAATGGTGTTCATCCCGTGAATTGATTGCTGCTAAAGCTCAAAGAGATTCTATTAAATATAAACAAGCTGAATATCTTTTAGATAAAATCGGAAAAGTATTTGATGGAATCGTATCAGGAGTAAGTGATTGGGGTATGTATGTTGAATTAACCGAAAGTAAATGTGAAGGAATGGTTAGATATCAAACATTAGAAGGTAAATGGTCAGTTGATACAAATAACTATACTATAACTAATGAATTAGGTGATAAAATCAGATTAGGAGATCCTGTTAAAGTTGTAGTTAAATCAGTAGACTTGGAAAGAAAACAAATAGATTTTACAATATTTTAAATGGATGGTTGGAGTGTAACAAAGTCTTTTAATATTAAATTAGATAATAATACTTTAGAACAATACGAGAAATTATTATCTAATTTTAGTAATTGGAAAGAATACAAGAGAGATATTAAAGTAAACTCAATTTTAGAAGATAAAAAGATTGAGTTTACTTTAGATATATCCGCACATTCTCTTGGTGTTATGTATGTAAATGTTGTAACAAATGATAATTATGACTATGATGTTCTTAAAAAATCATCATCTGCTATAAAGTTTATGAAATTTATACTCAAAGGTAATAATGTTTTAGAATTAGAAATAACAATTAAAACAATGACTACTGAATGGGGTAAAGTTATCAGAGACTTAATTGAATCAGGAGTTGAACTAGAACTCAAACAAAACATAGTAGATAATCAAGTCAAATCTTTCTACTTTACATATCCAAAAATGACAGCATGATGAAATTTATCAACATATTAACAGAAGCAAATCAGGACTATTTAAATGAAATTATAGATAAAATGTCTATTTCTGAGATTGAATATACCGAATCTTTATATTCCAAATTTAGTGCAATTGAATACATAGATGATAATGATAATGAATGTATGTTTGCTATATTAGATGATAACCTATTAATAGACATATCAAATCTATATAAAAAATATGGAATAAAATTCAAAGTGGTGGATTTATCAACTGATATATTTTTCGACAACCACTTTGATGTTCTTTTTGAAAATAATATTGGACAAGATATGTCTAATATCATACTTAAATTAATATTAAGTTTCAAAGAAGATTTTACTACAAAGGATATTGTTCTTGATAAAATATTAAGTAAAGGAATATCCAGTCTTACAAAATTTGATAAAGAGATTCTAGATAACTAGAATTCGAATTCCCCACCACCTTCAGCAGGAGGAGTTTCTCCACCCTCAGCCGGAGCTTCTGGAGCGGCTTGAGCACCACCTTGAGCAGGAGCTTCACCTTCAGCAGGAGGCGGAGTCTCACCACCTTCAACAGGAGCTTCACCACCTTCAGCAGGAGCACCACCGGCAGCGGCGGCAGCGGCGGCGACAGACGCAGCATCTTTAGCCCAGTATCTTTGATTTTCAGCTATTTCTTCTTGAGTAAGTTTAAATACATTGTCTATTAAGTAATCAACGTGGAAATAAGGTTTCTCACCATTCATAATTCCAACTAATGTTCCAAATATCTCAGCTTTCTTAGCTAAGTTTCCTAATTTCTTCCACTCTTCAAATACTTGATTTGAGTTAAAAGTAATATCCATTTGATTCATGATAACTTCATCATCTTTCAATTCTGGGAACTCAATTAACATTTGTAATTTAAGAGGTTTAACAATTAATTCTTTAAAGTTAGCTCTTAATCTATTAACAAAGTTATAAAACTTAATCTCATCTCTTGTCATCTCAGAAGCATCTGAGAAAAGGTTACCACCGCCATTCTCTTTATCAAATCTTTGGAAAGGAATTTTAGAAGCTCTTTTCAAGGCGTTATAGAACCAAGTTAACATATCAGACTCATTCAAGTTATGTCCTTCTGGTGAAACTAATTCCATAGCTGGTGTACCAGCATCTCCTTCAGGAAACCAAATTTGTTTATTGTAAGGTAAGTGTTTGGCTCCATTGATACTTAAAGTACCTAATGTGTCATCCCATTCAACCTCTTCTGAATAGTCATTAATTAATTGACCAATTTGTTCTTCAGCTCTTTGTCTTGATAAACCTTTAATTGGAATAGTAAATTTTTGATAAACGGTGGCATTAATAATGTTAAACATAACTCTTGTTTGTTCAAGAATCTTTAACTGATTATATGGTTTAATTAAACCTTCAACATAAGAAGTTTCTGAATAATCATTTTGAGTAGAGTAAGAAATATAAACTATTTGAGAATCTAAGAATATTCTTCTTAATTGAGGATCCTCTGGAAACTGAATCCATAAGTGACCTATTGTTGGTTCATAAGCTGGAACTAAAGTTTCTGGTCTTAATCTATTAAATCCAATGATATTTTTCTTTTTATCATCATAAATAATCTCAAGTGCTAAATAACCATCAACTAAAAAGTCTTTCATCATATTCCAAGCCGTGATACTATCACCGAATCCAAACTTATTATAAATCTTTTCAAAATACTCTTGATATTTATCTTTTACTTCTTGTGGATACTCATTAGATAATGTTTTTGGTGAACAAAAATCTCTATCATCATTGTAAACGATACTCTCATCAGCTATCGAACTAACAAAGTCTCTAATCTCATCTTTAATAGAATACTCTCTTAGGATTCTTCTTTTATCACCATATGCTTTATCTAAGTAAGGAATAGATTTTCTATTTAATACTGAAGCAACGGCTCTCTGAGAAAAGAAATCATACATTGAGTTACCTCTAGCAGCGTATGGATCTTCGTTGATACCAATACCAACTTGATTTCTAACAATCATATCATCATAATTCATACCATATGATGATAAACTTCTTAAAATTCTATTAAAAAGTCCTTTGTTTTCAACTGCACTATTTGTGTAAGCGAAATTCGAATTTGATGTATCTTGATTAGATTGATTATAAGAAGCCATTTATTGTTTTAATAAAATTTATATTATATATTAAAATCAAAGAGTCCCTCCAAACAATTGATAATGTTGAATTATACATAGAAAGTTCTAAAAACAACCTTCAAATCCGTTGGATTTAGCTTACTTTCAACGAAAAATGACTGAAAATCGTCTTGATTTTTAGAAATTGCATCTACTAATTTTTGAAATTTCATAGTTGATCTTTTCTCTAAAAATTTATTACCCTCACTCCAAGTAATATCACCTGTTTTAGGATCGATAACAGAGTCTATTCTATGTGTATTATTACCAGAGTTGAATATGGCTCTAAGTAAAAAAGACTCACCTGATCTAAATAAACTCATCTCTTGGAACTTAGCCTCAGGAAAAGGTCTAACACCACCAACTAAAATACCAAAAGTCATCTCGTCAACTTCTCTTCTAGACATAGTAACAGCGTGTGATCTTAACTCTTTAGCTCTATCGATTTGTCCAAAATCTTCTAATTTATCAGCAGCACTGATATATGTTGAGTAATCTAATTCTTCAAATTTTCTGATGTGTTTCATAATACTTGTATATTTTATATGATTATATATTAATTATTTATTACCATATTTTTTCTGATTGCTTTGAATTCTTTGTATATGTTTTTTCAACACAACATATTTCTCAGAAATCTCACCTCTGACATCATAGAAGTCAGCCATAGACGAGTTCATTATTTCTTGATGTCTCTTATCCTTATCCTTTAGCTTAACTTGCCATATATCAAATAATTTACCTGGATCATATTTATTTTTAGGATGACCGGATATTAAAAATCTAGGAACTAAACTCATATCAATTCTATGAACTAGTTTAATCAATCTAACATCATATTCAACTATAGCATATTCAAATCCAAACTTTATAAGTTCAGCATACATACCTTCATAATTAACTTTTAGTGGTCTATTCTGGTCTAAATCTTCTTCTGTAATAAATTTATCAAAGAGAAAAGCTCTTACTTCAAGTGGTATAAAATTTAAATTAACACCAAATACTATTACTTGATTTCCTATTTTTTTATAATTTGTGACAAAAATAGGTGACCATTTCATCCAATTGGAATCATTAAGATAGTGTAGGTGAAAAAACATATCAGGTATTAAATCTTTAACATCAACAGCAAAAACATCTTTATCTGATTTTTGATACTTATTATAAAAATATAAAGAGTTATTTTTAAAATTATCAGCTATACCATCACCATCAACTAACATTCTAAGACCTATTCTATCAACTAATTCTCCCATGAGTTCAATTTTCTTTTATATATAAAGAAAACTATTATAGATATGTTAAATTCAAAGCCAAATAACTCTAATTATAATCAAGGAAATTATATACCTAAGAATAAAGACAAGGTAATTAAGTTAAATACACAAGGTGGTGTTTATTTTAGAAGTTCTTGGGAAAAGAAAATTATGTATTGGTTAGACATGAAGTCTGAAATTACAAAATGGGGAGCAGAGTGTTTACAAATACCATATCAAATGACACACTTTGACAACGGTGATACCAAAGTTAAGAGCCATATATATCACGTTGACTTTTACTATGAAATGAGAGTTAATGGTGAATTAAAACAAATAGTAGCTGAAGTTAAACCAATGAAAGAGTATAAAATGGTTCAAGCTCTAAATGAAGGAAGATTAGAAGTACCTGATAAAGGAACTAAGAAACTAAAAAACTTTGAGTACGACTTAAAAATGGCTTATAAAAATAAACAAAAGTGGGAAACCGTAATTGAATGGTGTAATAAAAAAGGATATACCTTCATTATAATAACTGAAGATCATCTTAAGAAGTTTAATGTATAAGACTATAAATAAATATCATCAATATAAAGATGATAGAAATACTAGGTAGTATATTATCCCAAACTGCATATAACCTTTTACTTAAATGATAAAATGGAAATTTAAGAAGATATAGAGAAAGTAAAGTAATAAATAATACTTTTTGAGATGACCATAATCCTATAATCATCCAAACAAAAAATAGAAATTCTGTGAAGTAATAAACTAAGTCTATTTTTTTAATAGCCATTAGATCTTTATTTCTAAAGTTTAAGTCTAATCTTTGTTTGTTAAAAACAAGAAATATCTTAGTCCATATAAAGACTAAAAGAAAATAATAAAAAAAAGTAATCATATCATTTCTGTGTTATATATTATATCTTCAAATTTTATAAGATTTTGAAACTCAACTTCGGATATTTTAACAGACTTTGAAGTAGATAATAAATTATAAATACTATCAGTTATAAACACCTCAATACCTTCACCAACAACACTATCATACTCATCCGGAATCACTGATGACTCTCTATTATGATAAATATCTGAAATAAATTTCAATCTCTCTTGTTCATTAATATGAATTGAGCATCCATTACTAAACACACCATCATTCTGATTTGACTCTTCCCAAAGTTGTAAAATAACCTTATTCATTTTTTTAATAATTTATAGTCATTTTATAAAACAATTATGAAAAAGTTTCATAAAATAAAAAAAACTTTAAAATGAGCGTAAAATTAGAATACATTTGGTTAGATGGTTCAGAGCCACAACAATTAAGAAGTAAAACTAAAATTGTCGAAAAAGCAGACACACTTTTAGCAAAAGATTACTCTATGTGGTCTTTCGATGGAAGTTCAACATTACAAGCAGAATCAGGAAGAGGCAAAAATACAGATTGTCTTTTAAAACCGGTCTTTATAACAAAAGATCCATTCAGAGGATACCCACATAGATTAGTATTTTGTGAAGTATTAAACCCAGACGGAACTCCACACATAACTAATCACCGAAATAAGTTAGAGCAAAAAATGAATCAGTTAGGATTAACTGAGACAATTGAAAAAAATGAACAACCTTGGTTTGGATGGGAACAAGAATATACTCTTACTCACAAACCACATATGCCATTTGGAGAAGGAATTGGATTACCTTTAGGATTTGGATTAGACTCATCAAAAGGGCCTAGACCACAAGGTGATTATTATTGTGGAATCGGAGCTGATACGGTTATTGGTCGTAATATAGTTGAAGAACATATGGATATGTGTATAGAAGTAGGTTTAGATATATCAGGAATAAACGCTGAAGTATTACTTGGACAATGGGAATATCAAATTGGTCCAGTTACATCATTAAATGGATCTGACCAATTATGGGTTTCTAGATATTTACTACAAAGAGTTGCTGAAAAGTATGATACTAATGTTTCATTACATCCAAAACCATTAAAAGGAGACTGGAACGGAACTGGATGTCATGTTAACTTTTCAACTAAAGAGATGAGAGAAGAAGGTGGGTTAGATATAATCAAAGAAACAATGTCTAAGTTAAAAAGATTTCAAAAAGAACACATTGAAATCTATGGTTTATTCAACGAAGAAAGATTAACAGGTCAACACGAAACATCAAGTATTAACGATTTCAGTTATGGATTTTCTACAAGAGATACTTCTATTAGAATTCCAGCACAAGCTATAATTGAAAAGAAAGGTTACTTTGAAGATAGAAGACCAGCATCAAATTGTGATCCTTATTTAGTTTCAGAAAGAATGTTAGAGACGGTATATAGTGAAGTTGAAACAGAAGCTTAATATATTAATAAAAATAAAAACCACTCAAATGAGTGGTTTTTTTATTTTAAAGATGTTTTGAATTTTTTCTTTTCGTCTTTTCTGCCTAGAAGGAAATATAGTTATTGGTATATTAGCGGTGCCAAATGCTGGTGTCATAACTATATCAAATGTTTTCAGATTGATATTAGAGTGAGTGGAGTCCCATGCCATCATTTGATCCCTCGATTGATAATAATTTAATTAAATTATCATTATCTCCTTTTTTCTTATACAACTCATTAAATCCTTTAGCTATTCCTCTTTTAAATACCTCTGTGAAGTATGCGAATGCGTTTACCGATTTATCTTCATTGAAGTTGTACCAGTTTTGAAACATATCAAGTAGACCTGATTGGTAACAATCCAATTTATCATCATTGGACCAATATCTCATTTTTTTAATTGTTTTCTTTGCTAGTAGCTCTAACATTTTCTCAGCGTTTCTTGTGAGTTTTCCTTGAGCTTTTGATATGATTACCTCAATATAAAGGTCTTTGTTGTTTAGATACATTCATATTCATTATTTTTTTAAGGTTCTTAACCTTTCATGATTTCATGTTATATACTTTTTTTATATAAAAGTTTTAAAATAAAAAAATCCTCAAATAAATTTGAGGATTTTTAATATGTTTTGAGATTACGCTCTAACTCTTTCGTTATATTGTAACTCTTTTGTTGCGTTTAATTCAGTGTTTAAAACATCTCTTCTTTTTTCTAAGTTTTTAAGAGCTGTTACTAAAACTGCTGATTCACCAATCATTTGGATAGAACCTTTAACTTTCTCAATGTTAAATTGAACATCTTCTAATTTAAGAGTGATTTCTCTTTCTTTATCTTCAAGTTTTCTTTTAACAATTAATTCTTTATCTAATCTATTTTCGTAGAAATATGTTAAATCATAATTTAATTCATTTCTTACTTCATTTACCAACTCTAAAGCTGATTCATATTTGAAGAAAGAGTTACCATATCTCTCATCACATCTATATAAATATGTACTATTTTTATAATTGAATGCGAAGATTTCTAAATAAGGGTTAATTAAGTTATTAACTCTCTTAACAACATCTAATTCTACGAATTTATCTAAGTTTTTAGAAACCTCAAGTAAAACAGGATAGAAGTTTTTATTAACAATTGGAATAATTGGAGAATCAAATACACTTTCCAATGTAGTCTCTTCGTTCATCTCATCATCATTGATGAATAAACTACTTTTCTTACCAACTGAAAGACCGATAGTTAAATATTCTGAAATTCTGAAATTAACTCTATCTTCAGTAACTGAAGCATATTTCATAGCCGTTTCCAACATTCTTAAACTCTTCAATTCTTCTTCATTTTTAACATGATTTTCTAAAAGAGTTTTCTCAATTGCATTTTCACTTAAAAGGAACCAAGAATCATTAACAAGAGCAACGTGACCGTCTTCAACTTGTTCAACAATTGTGAATGTAGATTCACCTTTACCACCACTTAAAAGATTATTTCTTTTTTCAGGTGATTTTGTCAAATTATGAACAAATAATTTAACTTCTGGTACCCAATCATAGATAGCTAATTCATTAAGAATTTTAGACATTCTATCTTGGTCAGTGTCTAAGTTAATTGTTTGAAGAAGAACGTTTAATGGTTGTCTATACAACTCTCCTTGATTTTTAGTATTAATCACATTATATAAATTTTTCAACTCATATAATAACTCATAATTCTTCACATCATCATTAAGATTTTCTAACAAAGATTTAACACTTTTATCGTATGTGTATGGTTTAAGCCTCTCATTAAGAGAGATAATGATTTGTTTTTCAGATAACTCATTACAAGCATTCATATGTCCCTCAACTATCCCAGATACTTCCTCCTGTTCAAGAGTTAAGTTCTTTTTGAAGTTAAACAATTCAAGTTTAAGATTCTTCATATTTTAAAATATTTTTTTTTATATAACATATATATTAAGGCTTAAAAGTCATTTTTTACCATTTTTGAAAATTTATTTTTAATTTCCATTATTAGCATTATTAGGGTCCTGAGCATTAGGATTTATATTCCCACCTGATGCTTTCTCTCTTGCCTTAAGTATATTATTAAACCATCTAGTTCTTTTTGGTCGAATATCATAAAAGTCAGTATTCGCAAAAGAACCTAAAGGATCTCCCGGACTTGTAGAACCTTGTGTATTATAGAACGATCCAGTAACACCAATATTCCCATTTGGACCTTGATTACCACCAGCATTCTCACTACCACCAACGGTACCAAATGCCGGATTGATAGCTCCTCCACCAGGGCCACTAGATCCACCAGGACCACCACCGACATATCCACTAGGATTTTGTTGATTTCCAGAACCAGGAGAACCAGGGAAAGTTCCAGGAACTCCACCAAAAGAATTTGAACTACCATAACCCGGAGAACCAGGTTGTGCAAAACTATCAGAAATTCCACCAGCTAAAGCAAAACCATTCAAATCAGACATACCCGAACCTTGTGTTTGAGGATATCCAGTTGAATTAATTCTATCTCTTCTAAAAGCGGGATAATAAGTTTCAACAGTAAAAGAAACTTTTAACTTAATATTATTATCAGATGTTAAATTTTTCTCTCTAGCCATTTCTATTGAGTTACTATCAGGCATCAATATAACAGCATCTATATTCATAAAGTTATGTTCAAAATACATAAATTTATACAACCAAAGTGTGTCTAATATTGCTTGACTACATTTAAAAGTATCTATTTCAGAACTAAGTAATATTTCTAAATCATAATTTACCGTAACCGGAACTGCTCTAACTTTAGCTAAAACTTTTCTAATCTCAACCTCATTCTCAACAACCATTCTTAACCAAACATTAGGGTTGGCGAATTCATCAGATTTAATATTAAATCCAGTCATAGTTAGATGTCCTCTTGGTATTAAATCAGTGTTTAATTCAACAAATCTGTTTTCAGAAACAATATCATCTTGAAAAGAATCTAGTAAAAATCTTTCATCTCCTGTAAGAGAGTAGTAAAAAGGAACCTGAACAAATTTATCACCTGAGGAAAATCTATTAATCCATTTTATCTGACCTTCAAGTGTATCTAAAACACAAACGGTAAGATCTCTAAAAAATATGTCTTCGAAATTAAATCTTTCTCCTATCATAGTCATATATATTAAATATAAACTTTCTCTTCATGAGATTATATACCTATTAATTAATCGAATAAATATGTCTGTTAAATCATTACTATTATGGGAAAAGTGGCGTCCAAAAACTATGGAGGATGTTATTCTTTTACCTAGAATCAGGAAACACTTTGAACTCGGTGTTAACCAAAACTTTATATTCTATGGTCACTTTGGTACCGGAAAAACAAGTTTGGCTAGAATTCTCATCGGAAAATACACAAAAGACAAACCATTTTTAGAACTCAACTCTTCTTTATACACATCTATTGATGTTTTAAGAAGTGAGATTGAAGATTTCTGTAAGTTCACTCCAATGATGGAGACTGACTCCGATATTAAATATATTTTCTTAGATGAGTTTGAAAGAGTGTCGGCTCAATTCCAAGACGCATTCAAAGCATTTATTGAAAAATATAATAAGAATGTTAGATTTATCATTACAACGAATCACTTAAATAAAATTTCAGATGGCATTAAATCAAGAATACCTCAAATAAATTTTGATTGTCAAAATCTTGAAGAAGAGAAATATCTTAAACAAGAAGTTTATAAAAGAATCAATAATGTAATTCTACCTAAAGAAGGTAAAGAAATTCCTAAAGAAGATTTAGTTTCTATTATTACTAAAAAGTTTCCTGACTTTAGGTCTATAATGGTTGAAGTTCAAAACTATTTAGAAACTGGTAGCTTAGGAGAGAACACATCTAACGTATCCAATAAAGTAAAATTAGATTTATACTCTTGTATTTATGATAAGTCGATGGATTATGAAAAGATTTACCACTTCTTAATGACTAACTTTGGAGCTGAGAAGATTGATGTAATGATTAAACTATTAGGAAAACCTTTCATTGATTGGTCTATATCTGAAAGTAAGAATGTAGATAAATTGTTTGATTGTAATTTTATTATAGCTGATTATTCCTCTAAATTAGAAACTAATACAGATCCGATAATATTAGGATTGACTATAATTGGGAAGTTTAGAGACATTTTAAATTAAATAAGAGTATAATATATTTAATATATATGTTATGCCAGCTGATTTTACAGATTTCTACATATTATACCCAGGTCACCCAAGATTCACTGATTCAAAAATCATCGAAGATGATGTTATAAGTGTTATTATACAAAAATGGGAGATGATATTATTCACTAATAAAGGTGATGTTTTTGGATTACCAAATTTTGGAGGAAATTTAGTAGAATTACTACACGATACAAGGTTATCAGCTGATGTAATACAAGGAGATCTTAATCAACAAATACAATCATATATACCAGAAATATCTGGATTACCATACACATTAAAAGTAAACATATATGAAGACCCTGAAAGATATCAAGAATGGATGGAAATAGCCTTCACTATATCAGAATATGAAGTTTATGTAACTGTTATCTAAAACTCAGTAAAATTTTTAATTATGTTCAGTTGGATTTGACGGAGATGTAATTAGAATATGTTTTGATATGCCCGAACCCGAAGAGGATTAAATAGGACAACTACTAGCAGTATAAATATACTTATAATCTCTTTTAATTTTAACTCCTAAACTTTCAGCAGTTGTAACTACATCTTCCAAACATTCAGAATCAGCACCACCAACAATAACTACTTCTCTACCTTTTAATGATTTAAGTAGTTCATACAATTTAATAGGACAATGAAACCAAACGTGGTTGTTATTAATAAAAGTAATAATAGTTCCTTCTTTAGTATTGAAGATATCACCTTTTTTCAAAGTTTTCTCTTCTTCCATTTTACTAACTTTGTTATAAACTTCTTTATCTAAAATCTTTTTATAAAAATCAGCATCTACATCATAGTTGTATCTTTTTTCTATAAGGTCTTTTTGATTAGTAAAATGATAAAGGTCTTTATGGATTGGAATCTCTGGAGTTTCATCATATAAATAATCTTTATCTACATTTTTACCATCGATGTGGTTGTCCCAAAGTTGATAAACATTTTGAAAGTTTTTACAGTACTTTTTAAGTTCATTTAAATACATCTCAGAGAAATACTTTTTAAATGACTTCTGAACATCAACTACTATAAGAGTATCGGAGTTATAACTTTCAAATGTTTTAAGAAATTTCATATACTATATATAAAAATAAAATTTATTTTTAATCCCAATCTCTTCCAAAATCAATTATATCAGAATCAATTTCTCCATCGTTAGTTCGATTCCTTACAACACCAAAAACATCATCATCTACATTAATTTTTTCCTTTTCAATATTTAGTTTTACATTTAGGTTAAATTTATCATTAGGATAGAATACCAAACTTTCATTGTGTTTTCCGTCGTTAGTATTTGGAATTTCTATATATCCAAGAATTCTTTCAGATGGAATTACACCATCTTTAATATAAAAATTATATTTAATACCATTTTCTATACCACTTCTTAGTTTAGTATATTCATCATCACTAAAAATAACAACTAGTGAGACATCACCATTATGATGTGATATAATATCCCAACCAAAATGTGAGTCCATATGATTACTAGCAGATATACCTAATTTATTTAAAGTTAGTCCATTTGATAATATAGAATCTAAGTTTTTACTAGAAGTGTTATGAAATAAATATTGTCCATTAACTTTAGGTAATTTATTTTTCCATTTTTTATCATCAAAATAGATTTTAAATCCATCTTTTGAATATGAATTAGAGATAATTACCACATCTTCTTTACTAAAGTTTTCAAACAGCTTAATATATTTTAATTTTATCATATTTCTATTTCTCATAATCTATATATTAAATAAAAAACCCATCAATTTCTTGATGGGTTTTAATTTCTTTGAATATTTATAGATTAAAGAGGTAATTCTTCTTCACCTTCTTCAGTTTCTTCTTCCTCTTCTTCTTCCTCTTCTTCACCTTGAGCTGGTTGAGCTTGTCCTTGAACTGGTTGTGCTTGACCTTGTGCTTGACCTTGTGCTTGACCTTGTGCTTGACCTTGAGCTGGTTCTTCAAATTCACCTTGAGTTTGTCCTTGAGCTGGTTGTGCTTGAGCTTGTGGTTGTGCTTGAGCTTGTGGTTGTGCTTGACCTTGTGGTTGTGCTTGACCTTGTGGTTGTGCTTGACCTTGTGGTTGTGCTTGACCTTGAGCTTGTGGCTGAGTTTCTGGTTGAGCCTGTGGTTGAGTTTGAGCTTGTGGTTGAGCCTCACCTTCAGTTTGTACTTGTGGTTGTCCTTGTGCTTGAGTTTGTCCTTGTGCTTGACCACCCATTAATGCTCCACCTGGAATTTTTTCAACATCTAAGTTGTTCATATTGATATACTTAACGATTTCTTCAGCGATGTCAACATCACCAAAAAATTGACGAAGGTTTTTACCAGTAGTATCTTTTACTTTCTTCACATAAGCATTAATTAATGATTGAGGAATATCAATCATAGTCTTAACTTTATAGATATCGTTTACTTGAAAAACAGACTCTTTAATAATTTCCTCTCTGTTCTTTTTAATACGATAGGTTTCAAATGTTCTAATATGCTTCATTTTATTTGAATATTTTTTATAGATTATATATTAAGTCTAAAAACTCATTTTTTATCATTTAATGAATAAGTAAAGATAATACTAAACCTATTATAGCTACTCCACCGATACCACCACCAATAATCATTTTTACTTTCTGTTTGTGTATTTTATCTAAGTGTAATTCTATTTCTTTATCTTTATTTTCTAGTTCTTTAATATATGTGACCTCTTTATTTTTATAATCAATAATTTGACTTTGTAGGTTTGATATTTCTTTATCCTTAACCACTAATAAAGACTTTTGATTATTCAATTGAATCTCTTGACTAGCAATTACCACATCTTTCTCATTAATAACTTTAATACAAGCTGAATCAACTGATCCTATTTGAACATTAAGTTTTTCAAAAAGTGGAATTAAATCTGTTTTATTATCAAGTGCTTGTGCTTGTTCAATTGTCATCACAATAACTTTTTGACCCAATGAGTCAGTCTCAAATCTAGGATATTCTATTACTTGAGCCGAAACACTCATTGTTAAAAATAAAAAAGATACACAAATAATATATTTAATTAAATTTTTCATTTTATTGTTTTAATTTTTAGAGAATTAATTAAATCCTGACCAGTTCTATTAGGAGGATTATTTTTTAATTCTTGAATTTTCTTTCTTGTTTCTTCCATCTCCTTTAATAACTTATTAAGTTGTTCTTTAGAAGCATTAGCTTTAGTTTTAAATTTCTGTATTTCTAATTCTTGATCAGAAATTTTAATTTTTAATAGAGAATCTTGTTTTCTCAACTCATTAAAACTAATATTAAGAGAGTTTAAGTGTAATTGAATCGAATCTCTCTTTTCATGAAGTTCTTTGTTCTCTTGTTTTAATTTTTTTAAGTCATCTTTATAGTTATCACTTCCTCTGAAATACCACATATAGAAAAATATAAGTGAGAATCCAAGTAATACCAAAATCAGTATAGATTTAATATCCAGTTTCATAAAAACTTTTTAATTTTAATGATATATATAAAATAATAAATGTTTCGTGATAAATTATTATCTTTTTAATATTTTCACTATATTTGCATTCGATAAAATTTATAAATAGTAAATGAAGTATAAAAGATTAATATCATTCGATTTTGATGACACCTTATGTCACACGCCAAAACCCGAAGAAGGTGAAAAAATTTGGAAAGAAAAAACCGGAACAGATTGGCCATACAATGGTTGGTGGGGTAGACCAGAAAGTATTGACCCAGAAATATTCTACGTGCCATTAAATCAATGGGTCTACGCTAAATATTTAGAAGCAGTATCTGATCCAGATAACTATGTTATTTTAGCAACTGGTCGTCTTAAAAAGAAGGAAGGAATGCTTGCTAATGTTATGAGTATTCTAAATCAACACAATTTATCATTTGATGAAATCCACTTAAACTGGGGAGGTGACACATATAACTTTAAAACTAAACTATTTGAAGAAAAAATAGAAGAACTTGGTGTTAAAGAGTTTGTTATGTATGATGATAGACACGAACACTTAGTTAAATTTGAAGAATGGGCATCTGAACATCATGTTGATGTAACAATAGTAGACGTTATTAAAAAAGAAGAGACTAAATATAAAAATATATAATTTATGGCAACAATTACAAAAAAGAAAACAAAATCGAAAGTACAAGAAATTTTAGCAAAACCTTATAAGTTAATTCTTCACAATGATGATCACAATACATTTGATTGGGTTATTACTTGTTTAATGAAAGTTTGTAACCACGAGTTAGAACAAGCTAATCAATGTGCTCATATAATTCACTATAGAGGAAAGTGTGATGTTAAATACGGAGATTTAGAAACAATCTCAACAATGAAAGATAAACTAAGAGGTGCTGGGCTTTCAGCAACTATGGAGTCTAATGATTAACTATTAAACCAGTTTTTCCCCTGACTACCTTTATATCTATTCATTTGTTGCTTTCTTATTTTCAGGACTTGTCCATAATCAACTCCGTCAACATAGTCCATATTTTTAAGACTTTCTTGAACATAGTTTGTAAATTCTTTATCAACAAATTTACTAGACCAATCCTCTACCATTTCAGAAAATTCATGTCTACTAAATATAGTAGTAGCATTAACTATAGTCATAACACTATCATCATTCCCAACATCAGCCGCATATCTAGTATTACCGGCTGTTGTTGTGTGCTTGACAAAAGTTGTTATTTCTCTGATATTATCTTCATTGTTTATAACAAATGATTTACTTTGCATTAGGTCTTGATAATCTTTAACCATAAGATTTTTATTCTCACCTACCTTTAAACCCATTTTTTCTTCAGTTGCGTCAGCTCTATGTTTATATCTAACAAAAACCGAAGAACCATAGTTATTATTACCATCAAAAACATGTGGTAACTCAGCAAATAAAGTATTACCATAGTTATTTAACTCGACTACCACTTTAATATTTTCTGGATTTAAGTATTCAAAGACGATCATATAAAGTAACTCAGCTAATTGTTTAACTGAAATAAAATTATTTCTGAAAATACCAATTTGTTCTAGTCTAAAGAAATCAACAATAGATTTATAAGACGCTTTTTGAGATTCTATGAGATCTTTCGGTTTCTCAGAAACTCTAAAAATGTTTATTATAGAGTAGTCTTGACCTAAACCTTCAGATATATCAACTGAAATAACAATTTTATAATCTTTTCTTTTGAGTGGTAAAAATAAATCATCATCATCAACCCACTTTAAGTCGTTATAACTAAATTTAAGTTTTCTATCAAATTCTTGTATTTCTTCAAATACATAGTTCTTTTTATTTCTCAACAAATCATCAATAATAGCCTCATTAAGTAAAGACTTGGAAGCATTAATAAATCTTAACCCATACTCTTGATTAAAGGCATCCTCGCCACCGATATCTTTTATAGCCTCTTCTTTCCAAGTTGTCATTTCAGATATAGCTAAAATAGGAACTTCAAACCCATTCTTATCAATAAAAGTTGTTTTCTTAACTTCTTCATCTGTGCATTTATCATTATTATAAACATAGATAACATCTTTCATATTATCAGTGATATACTTCATCTCAAGTTTTGTATGTTGAGACCATCTATCCTGTACTACTTGAAATATCTCTTCTTTAGTAACACCATACTCATACATTTTATGAGCGTTTAATCTAATATAGGTTATGAATCGACCAGGAACTTGATACCAATAAACTCTCATCGCTTTATAGTTATTCTTTAATGGATCTCCATCTGGTCTCTCAGCATCTGTCAATAATCTATGAAATAAATTCATACCATTTGGTGTAGATGTAATAATAATCTTTGAATTTTGAACGGCTGATACGGTTGGAAAAGCAGCAGTATAGTAAGGTTCAATAATATTTGATGGAATGTGAGCAAACTCATCTAAGTAAAGTACGTCAATCGTAAAACCGATAGCTGGAGTCTTTGTTCTAGCTGATGTTTTAATTCTACAACCATTCTCAAATGTTAAAGACTTCTGATTCCAAGTTTTAATACCTGGTTTTAAGAAGAAAGGTAATAATGAGTAGATAGATTTAATCTTATCGACAATTTCAACAGCAGTATCACCTTTGTTGGCAACAATCATTATATTCTTATCATTATTAAATAGAATAGTATGTAACATGAAAATAGAAGATGAGATAGTCTTACCTACCTGACGAGATGCCATTAAAATACTAAATCTATTATTAACAAAGTTATCAAGCATTTCTTTCTGATAATCTCTTAATAAAATATTATTAATAGAACCATCCTCTGTTTTAACCTTACAATATTTCTCAGTGAAATAGTGAACATCTAAGGCACATCTAACATACTCCTGTTGTTCATCAGGTGTCATCTTAAATGAGGCACCCGCTCTTCGAAGACCAACCTCACTTTTTAACCAAGGATTTTGGTATCTTTTAACGACTACTCCATCGTTTATTTTATCTGTTGCTTCATCTACTAATTTAGTAGTGAAAATCATCTGTCTTTCTTGTTGTTTAGTTACTGCCATAATTTTAGGAACAATATCTTTTTAATATATATTGTAAAAAACCACCTTCTATGTCAAAAGCAGAAAATGAAAGAAATAGAATTAAGGATGAATTTGATGAAATTCAATCTGAAAGCGGGGAATTTGATATCAGCAAACACTTAGCAAGACCTGAAGATTTACCAGATTTAGGAGCAATTGAGATGTATGATTATGACTCAGATATGACCGTTGCTTCACAACAATCAATGGAAGTATTAGAATCTCTTGTTGATTTATATCTAAGTGACGTACCTCAATTAAAAGAACACCCATATATAAGAAATAAGATGAGAGATGATGCTTTAGTTTATGCTGAAACAATCTTCTTATCAAAAATGACTAGAAAGAACTTCTTATCTCAATTAAGACAAGTGGATAATGGTGATAATTCAGCAAGAATGCACGAAGTTGTCAACCAAACAATTGGTCAAATTAGAGAAAACTCCAAATTCTCATCAACACAAAGAACTGAACTTGAAAAATTTTATAAAGGATTGAGAAAAGATTTAGGTTTAAATGAGATTGAAAGTCCAGATGTTCAAAAAGCCATAGATGACTTCTCAGGAGAAATGCCAGAATCAGATACAGGTGCTATCATGGATAACAGAAAGTTGAATGATTTGATTAAAAATGCGATGATAGGGAAAGATAAAGATTCTAAGTAGTTATCTATACTTAAAACTTTCAAAAGCCTTAATCAAGTTACTAAATTCAATTTTTACCTTTGTTGTAACGAATCGATTAACTCTATTTCCAGTAACAAGGTTAACAAAAAGTAATCTTTCTTCTTGTTTTAATTCACTTTTAATTCTATCCTTTAAATTAGGATCGGTATTAGAAAGTAAAACGGTTAAGAGTTTATTTGAATCAATTGCTAATTTTATAGCATTTTCTTCATCATCATAAAAATAAAATTCAGTATATTTCTGTAACTCTTCTTCAGTGAATTTATCACCTTCTGTTTTCAATCCTATAATGTGTTGTAGTAATAATCTAGCTTTTTTATAAGATATATCATCACTATTTCTATTATAGAATGTCTCAGAGATGAAATAATACTTTTTAATTTTTAATCCATTTTCTTTTAATTTCTCTTCTATTTTAGAAATCATTACTTCATAGTTTCTTTTATTATTTCTAGAACATATAAAGTAAATATCATCATCTGTATTTTTAAGATGTAGTATATTATCTAAATTTAGTGTATATTCTAAATTCTCCATTAACTCTTTATTCATAAATTCCTGCATAGAGAATATTAGATTAGAAAAATTAGCTTGGTGGTTTTTAGATTTAACTTTTATCTTATTCATAAAATCCGAAGAAACCCAATAATCGGTTCCTCCAAACTTCATAGAGCTTTCTTGACCTTTATAAATACCTTTTTTTATTAAATTAAACTCAGATTGAGATATTTTTAATATAGGTATACTAGGCACAGCTTTATCCACAACCCAAACCATACTATTAGTATTTAATATAACATCAATGTCAAAGAAGTGAGCTTTCATTATTTAAAATTTGTTACTTTATATCTTACCTGATGAGGCATACCATCAAATCTACTTCCTTCATATTCTTTATCTTTCCATTCAATTCCACCACTAAGTTCAGAATCAAAGCTTTTACATTTATAACAATATAAAGGAGCCATCATTTCAATATCATCCATTGGTTCATTTTTTGATATTTTAACATCTGGATTCACAGGAACCATATCTTCTTTTCTATAAACAAAGGTTGCTTTACACCAAGGATTTCGACAAATTGATTTTAATTCTTCCATGTAGTTATATATTAAAAAAAAATCCCATCATTTAGATGGGATTTAATTTAATCATATAAAAATTTTATTATTTTACCATATCTCGACTAATTGCAAAGTTGTATAATGTTGGTAAATTAAGATACTTTACAAATCCGTCTCTTACATCTGCTAATTTTTTTGACTTCTTAATGATGTTTATTATTAAAAATCCAAATTCTTCTTGGAATTCTAAATAACTATCACACCAAGGTCTATTATAGTGGTTTAGTGTTCTCCACTCTGCATATCCACCCGTCAACCAAAATAGTGCCTTCTCAGGTGTTATATCTTCATAAATTATTTTATCTATCTCGGTATTCCAAATCGGATCATTCCATTCTAATTTTCTCATAAGAATTGATACACCTTCTGCAATGTCAGAAGTTGACTCTTTTCCTATTTCAAAAAAATAATCACCTGATTCTTTTTTAACTCTGATTACATTTTGATTCAAAATTTCCTTAGCTCTTTCTTCTTCAAGAACAATTCTTTTTCTCTTCATAATAATTTGTTATTTTTTTATATCTTGGGTTAAATTAACACCACTATGCCATTTACCTCCAAAATTACCACTCTCCCATATTCCGTTTTCCCAATTTCCATAAAAATCACCATTTTTAAAAATACCATAGTGCCAGTCTCCAGTAAAGAAACTACCACCATTCCAAATAAGTGTGTCTTTTTCTATCTCAATTTGAGCATTCTCGATTTCTGAGTCGATTAACCAATAAAAATTCTCACTTAAAAGAATATCATCGATTTCTACCTCTGTAGTATAAGTCTTATTACGATATTTTAACTCTATGTATCTCATACAAAAAATTTAATTGTATAATATATATATTCAATTTTTGAACAGTTAAATAATTGACCTTGATTTTTTATCAAAAAACGGTGGTGGTTAAAAAAAATATATTTTAAAATAAAAAAACCGGAATTATTCCCGGTTTTTTAAGATTTATGAAAAAATAGGTTATTTCAATTTATTATTGGTTGTTCAAAAAGTCTAATTCAACTTTAGTTAAAGACTTCATACCTTTGTCAGTAATCTTGTCTAAGATAGTGTCTACATCTAAAACAACATCAAAGTCAGAGATTAAATCTTCGATGAAAACATTAGAAACCTTGTCTTCAACTTTAGTATCAACTACTCTTGAAACCTTTGGCATCTTTGGAGTTTTGATTGGTTGAATTTTATACAAAGCGTCTTTTTCTTTTTTAGTGATTGGACAAAAATTCTCACTAACTTGTGGAACATTATTATCAACTGTGATGAAAGCGATAGCATAATCACCACCCGCTTCTATCCAAATCTTAGAAGAACAAGATTTAACTTTAACTAAAGTATCAAAATCTAATTTATAAACTTCAGAGATAGCTTTTAATTGTTGGTCGTTGTGTGACTTTAAGCTGATACAGATTACTTTGTTGATGTCGAATTTCATAGTCTTCTTTTTTAGTGGTTTATTTTGTTATACAAATATAAGGATAATTCCTGAATCTACAAATTTTATTTATTATTTTTTTGTTTTATGATTTTTCTTTAATACTTAATTATATACAAATATACGAATAATATTAAAATAAAGAAAATTTAAGTAAAAGTATTTTAATATATATGTTGAAAAAATTATATAATTATATGAAGTATCTTAGTAATAGAGATGAGTTCCTTAAAAGAAGTTTTAAAAAAATAGATGAATATAAGTCTGATATTGATTTACAGGAATTAAACGAAGCTGATACTAGTGGACCGTTTGCAAATGATATCCCTTGGGGTAACTCATTAATTGGTAGATTAATTAACTTTGGTATAAGAAAAGCTAGAATGGGTGCTAACTTACTTAGAATAAAACCGGTGGGTAAAAGACTAGAGGAAGCGTTTAGTAATCTATTAGATGGATCAACTACAGCAACTCTATCAGAAGAAAATAAAAATGATCAAAATAGACTAACGATTTCTAAACTTTTAGAAGAGTTAGAAAAAGTTGTTAGAGAAGGTGGTAACGTAGGTGAGATAAAAAGACTTAATAACGATGCTATAAGTAATATATCAAAAATTGAAGGTCTTGAAGACAAAGAATCTCTATTAAGCCAGTTAGAAGAATTTAAAAAGTTCTTAGAACAATTTAAAGACACTGAGGGTGGAGAACCTATTGGTGAAGGTGATGAAGATGAGGGAGAAAAAGGTGAAGGTGAAGAAAAAGGAGAAAATAAAGAAGTTGTAGTAGAAAAAGGTTCTAAAACATCAGAATCTATGTATCCTACTATGATAAAAACTTTGAAGTCATTAGCTTTAGTATTATCTCACTATAAAGAAGTTAAGAATATATCTACAACAAACGCATCAACAACTACAAAAAGTAAATTCACATACACTACTGTTGCTGGTGATACTATTGAGAAAATTCAAAAAGATATTAAAGCTAATCCTAAAAAATTAGCAGCAACTGACATCAGAACTAAAAATACTCAAGTTTTACTAAAATATCCAAAGGATAATGTTACTATGCCGGCTGGATTAGTTCTTGTAATGGAAAGTTTTATGTTTGAAGCAATTGGTGAAGGTGGAAGTCCTGATAGATCTAATATCAAAGGTGGTGAAGACCATTTAACACAAGCTTTTACTAAATTAAAGAAAGCTATTGAAACATTAGAATCTCCTAAAGATAAAGGAATTGGAGTAGATGTTAAGTTCTTAAATGAAATAACTTCAAAATCCTTAGACACTAAAAATAAAGAAATAATAAAATCTCTTTTCACAGAGGTTAATAGATATTTAGTTGGTGATAAAAAAGCAACACTAAATGCTTCTACAGATCCATTATATAAAGAAAGTATAGAAATAATTTCAGACAAAAACAAAAAGATTGTTGTTGCTGAAAAAATAGCTAGATTTACTAAAAGAGCTTTACAATTTGATGGAGAAGGTTTATATGGTGGTTTAGGAGAGACTGGAAAGAATCTACAACCATTTGTAGAAGGTATGAAATCTATAATGTTAATAAAACCGGATGAAGCAAAACCTGCTGAAGTAACTACTAAGTTTAAAGTTGGTGATGTTGTAAAATGGAAAAATAAAGAAGGAAAAGAAATTTCTAAAAAAATTGAAAAAATTAAAGATGGTTCTTATTACTTCACAACTGAAGATGGTAAAGAATACTCTAAAAAAGAATCAGATTTAACAAAAGAATCTGTTATTAGTAAATATAGTTCTTTCTTATCTTATATAAAAGAAGCTGACGAAGATACAGAAGCATCAGATCCAGTTGTAATGACAACTTCTCAAAAGATTATTGACTATTGGGATAAGAAAATTGATGTAAAATCTTTCGTTTTAGAGAGAACTGAAGTAGCTAGGATAGTAGCTAATTTCGAAAAAATAACAGCATCTAAAGAAATTCAAATAAATGGATTAGATCCTATTATTGAAATAGTTAAATTATTTAACAGAGCTTATAAACTACACACAACTAAAGTTATTCCAAATGTTGAAACCAGTGATGGTAGAGTATCAGCATCTGAATTCGCCAACTATACACCTTTTGGAGATGGAACAAGAATGACGGCTGGTATATCAGGTGGGCCATATAGAAATAATATGATTTTTAATGAATGGGAAAGTAAGGTTCAGGATATAATAAAAAAACCAGAAAATCAGGCAATATTTAGAGAAGAAACCATTCTTAAAACAAAAGACGGAAATATTATTAAAGATGCTGGTAAAAATCTTTTAAAATTCATCAATGATATGTTGGATGGTGAAGAACTTTACAAACCATCTAAAAGCTACGGAGATAAAGCGATGGGTAAACAAGCAGAGTTCATAGAGAAATACTTTGGAGCCACCAAAGATGATTTAAATGGTGGATTGGTTATAGTAGAATCAGATGCAAAAGAAAATACATCAAATTCTACTACCATACCAGACCCTCTTAATTTACAATTTAAGAAAGAATTGGTTAAAATGGAAAAACTTGACGAAATATCAGGATCTTTCTTCGCATGTGGATGTAAAGATAATAAAGGAAAAGAAAAACAGATTTACTTCTATGTTCAGTCAGTAGATAATGGAATTGCTTATTTTACATATTGTGAAAGTTTTTACTTCTTCAAGAGATATATTAAGGAGTCAGGACAAGGACTTAAAGGAGATAACTTTCAAGGAAATTTAGAGAAAAGAATTGAAATGGATCAAACAAATGAAGATGGGGAATATCAAATTAAAGCATCTAAAATAAAATTAGAAAATCTAATTAATAAAGATGGTCAGTTTCTTTTAACAGGTAAAAACTTTACTATTAAATATCTAACAAAATATTCAAGTAAAAAGAATACACCAAGTCAATCAGCAACTTCAGGAACTGAGGAAATGTCTATACAGACTTGTTATACTTTATGTAAAGTAGATAAGGAAAATACAAGATATAAATTAACTAAAAATATATCAGAAAAAATTAAAAATATTGGTGGATTTCCTAATATTAAAGTAGATGGAATAAATAACACTTCAATGGTTAGAAAATAAAATGAAATACTTAAAAAAGTACAAACTATTTACGGAAGAAGTTGATTTTGAGACAAATATCACTGATGAACCAGATTTAAAAATGTCTAAGGAAAAGTTAGAAACATTAAAGAAAAATCTCACTGATTATAAGACTAAAAAACCTTTACTTGATAAAGCTTATCTAACAGCTTTAACTGATATTGATTTAAAATCAGCTGTAGATGGAATAGTTGGTAAGACTGATGCCTTACCAGAAAAAGATAGAAATCCTTTTTTAGTAGAATATTTACATGTAGCTAATCTTAAAAGAAAAGTAGATAAGTTTCAAAAAGATATAACTAAGGATAAAATATCAAAAGATGATTTTCAAGAAGAACTAAGTTTAGCAACTGAAACTAGCACAAAAGCTGCTGTTAGTAAAAAGTTAACCGATATAAATACAAGAATATCGACTAAAAATACGACTATATCATCATTAGTTAAAGATATTTCGGATGCTCAAAAGGCTCTTGATACAAAAATGTCTAATGTAGAAAAAGAAATGATGGATTATATTAAAAAAATATCCTCAGAAACTCAAAAATAGAAAAAATATCGTTTTTTAAGTTTTATATATACTACATAACATAAAAAAAATTATAAATAATATGGCAATTCAAATTGGAAAATACAAAAGACCAGGAATCTTCATAGAAGAATTTGACAATTCAGTTATCAGTAGCCCAATAGTAGAGGGAATTACAAACATGGTAATTGGTGTGTCTAAAAAAGGACCAGTTAATACTCCTATTAGATTAACTACTACAGGTGATCTTGAATCTATCTTTGGTCAAATGGACAGAGGTTTAGAAAGAAAAGGTTCTTTTTTCCACAGAACAATAGCTAAGATGTTAGAGTCATCTCCTGTTTTCGCTATCAATCTTTTAAATACGGATGATACATTAGATTTAATTGAATATAAATCTTTATCAGCATCTTCAGGATATTTAAATGATATAGAAAGAGAAGGACCTTATAGAAGATTCTTTGATACTACTGGATTCTGGAAAAGAGACGCTGAGTCTTTCATGAATCTTACAAAAAGTAATGTTGGATATTCTGAAAGAGCATTCAGCTTAACAAACTTATCTGATAAGTTTGTTACTGCATTTGTAGTAAAAAGTGCTAGAACTGGATTTGATAGAACATTAATCGAATGGTATGGTTCTGTTGAAAAACTTCCAGCATATGTTAATGCTAATGATTTCGCATCTGACTATTTAGTTGATGTTATCGTTGTTGGTGGTGACTGGTCAAACTACCAAGAATTGGCAATTGACACAAGATGGAGTGCTTACTTTAACGCATCTGGTTTAGTTAAAACTCAATTAAGAGCTTTCGCTAATGATAGAAATGTTACATTGTTAGCATACTACGAAGGATTGTCATTAATTCCATATTTTAGAGATGCAAACGGAACAAATATATTTATTGAAACTACAATTAACAGAGATACTGATAGAACTGGATTGTTCTGTTCATTCAATGCTGATTTAGTTGAAACAGACTATTACAATGGTTTATTAGACTTAGTTGGTAATACAATAGCTGGTGAGAATGAGACTAATATTGAATTCTTATCTTATAAAGAAACTATAGCTGAATCAATTGAGATTACAGCAGTTCCTCTTGACTTACCAGGTAACGTAACAGCTGTCTTAGGTGGTAGTTTTAGTTATGTTCAAGATGGTCACGCATTTGACTCAAGTTTAGCAGGAGATAGTCCTGTATCAAGTGGTGTTATAGATGCTAGTAACTTCGATAACAGAACTGCTTGGTTTGGTGAGAATTATGTTCATAATGTTGTTCAAGACTCAACAGTTTCAGCAGCATCTGCATCAATATCTATATCATATAATGTTGCATCTGGAGCATTTGCTGTAATTGGTGATAAAGAAGTTCCTGTTTCTGGAACAACATCATTATTAATAACAGCTAGTGATTATGCTTTTTCAGGATCACAATTAACATTCGCGTCTGTATTCACACTTGATTCAACAGGTGAGATTTCAGTAACAAGTAATTTAGTAGGTAGTCCAGTAGGAACACCAGCAAATCCAACGGTTGCTTTAAGTGATATCGTTCTTGGATACGCTACATTTAGTATGATAAATCAACAAATTATTCCAACATCTGTGAAAATAAACCCAGTAAATATTGGAACAAGTAGTACAACATCAGGTTTTGTTGATTACAAATTTGGTACGTCACTTACAGATGATTATTTTATCGCAACACAAAGTACAGCAGGTTCAATTAAAGTTGAGTTCCAAAACACGAACACATCTGCAACACCAGCTAACTACAAACAATATAGAAGATTTAAGATGTTCTATAAATTAGTTGACTTGATTAGCTCAGCTAATAAAGATAAGATGGCTATATGTTTAGGTCCAAATCTTGGATATAGAAAAGTAAGTCTTTCATCAATGACTATAACTGATATTGTTGCAACAACAACAACATCAAATAAATCATTTGTATTAAACACTGGTTTAACTAATGTTGAACTTGCTGATGTATTAAAAGGTTACTTATCATTCTACACAGTAGATAACGAGTTTATCCTTGGTACTGATTCAGTATCTACAAAAGAAGCTCAACCAACAGTTGCTAATGGTGTTGTTGGTAAATACTCTAAATTCTACTCAAGATACTTTGATGGTATAATTAATACAGGAGACTACTTCTACTCAAATAAAATTACAATGCCTCCATTCTCAATTGGAGATACTGCAAATGTAATATTCATTGATGGTGAAGATAATACAAATGGTGGAACAAATATGGGACCAACTTCTTCATTCGCTGGATACAATTATGTAGTGATTGATAGTAGTGTTGACCCAGCATGGTCAGTTTATGACCAATTTATAGTTCCTAATTCAGAAAAGAATACTGGTACATTTACTATCGTAAATAACGATCCTCAATTAGCTTCAGACCTTGGTTATGGCGCTGGATACTACGCATATGAAGTATCTGAAGAGGTAGTATACGAAGAGGTATTTAATGTAAATACTATATTTGATTTCAAAATCAAACATTACTTAAAAATGTATTTAGATAACTATGGTGATTTAGAAGTTGAATTCAAAGATGAAACATATACAGCAACTGAACCGGTAGATGTAACAGCAAACAATACATTCTTTATTCAATCAGCTAAATCAAACTTCAAACAAACTATCGAAGTTGAATTACCAGCTGGATATGTTCAAGTACCTAATAAGATACTTGTAACAGGAACAAGATACACTGAAGTAAGAGTTGGTGACTTCTTATCAGCATACTATGACTCAAGTTTATTAGAAGTTGGTGAAGTTCCAAGAAAACTTACAAGAATTATTTCTAAGAGACAATATAGTGGAGATCCTACTTTAGTTGAAATAACTTGTGATTCTAGAATCGCAACAAGTTGGAGTGGTTCCGCATTACAAGCTACAAGATATACTTCTGTTGATAATTACGCAACAACTTATAAAGCTATATCACTTAAAGGATTTAGAATTAGACAAGCATCTTTACCTGATGGAACTGAAGCTAGACAAAACTCTATTCTTAACTTAGTTGCTAAAGGAACACCATTGTTCAAAGCAATAACTAACAAAGAAGCTATTGACTTTAGATATTTAATAGATTCATTTGGACTTGGTCTGACTGAAAGATCTAAACAACAATTAGTTGATATATGTGGTGATAGATTAGACGCATTTGGTATCTTAAACATGCCTTCAATGAAGTCATTCAAAAACTCATCTTCTCCATCTTTTGTTAACTCTGAAGGAGTTTTACAATTAGAGTATGTAGCGAGTGGAGGAGACCCTGAAAGTTCACCAGCATTCCTTTACTCATTCGGTGACGGAGCGGGTTCAACTTGTGTTGGTTACTTTATGCCGTATGTAGTTACAAATGATAATGGTAGACCAGTTGATGTTCCACCAGCAGCATGGGTAGCAACTACATATATGAGAAAACAAAACTCAAATGCAAGTGGTATAACTCCTTGGACAATTGCAGCGGGTGTTACTAATGGTAGAATCACTAACATAGTGGAAACTGAAATGGATTTCACTTTAACTGATATCGAATATATTAACCAAGCTCAAATGAACCCTATCGTGTTCAAGAGAAATAGAGGAAATGTAATTGAGACTGAAAACACAGCTCAAACACTTTACAAATCAGCTCTTTCTTACATTCACGTTAGAGAGGTACTTATCGAACTTGAAAGAGAATTATCAAGAATGTTATTAGACTTCCAATGGAAATTTAATACACCTGATATTAGAGCTGAGATTAAACTTAGAGCTGACGTAATTTGTGAGACTTACGTTTCTAGAAACGGTTTATATAACTACTTCAATAAAATGGATGAGGAAAATAACACTAATGAGATTATCGATAACCAAATTGGTGTCCTTGATACATATGTTGAACCAATCAAAGGTATGGGAATAATTGTTAATAACATTACAATTCTTAGAACTGGAGCAATCAACGCAGGTGGTTTCATGAATGGATAATAAATAATAAAATAATAAAAAAAACCAGATAGAAATATCTGGTTTTTTTATTTTAAAATAGTTAAACTTTCTACTCTTTTTTCATTATAAAACTAACGATAAAAATATATTTGTTCAAAAAACAGAAGAGAGAACAAATACTAATATATAATAAAATAAAAAATAATAAAAAAATATGTCTAATGAAAACGAAATGAGTGAAGAAGACTACCTTAAGAAACATCTTAGTGGTATAGATAGCTCAAGTAATAACTCACAAAACTCTGATATTCCGTTTGTAGCTCAACCAAAAGTTGATAATACAAGAACAACTGACCTTCAGTATTTTAACTTCAATATTGAAGAGTTACCTTGTGGTGATTTCTACCCAACTGGTACACTATTTATGGTAAGACCAGCAAAAGTGAGAGAAATTCAAGCATATTCAATGGTTGATGATAATAACTTTTATGATATAGTAGAAAAAATGAATGATATGTTACAATCTTGTATAAGAATTAAATACACAGATGGTAAAGTCGGATCTTATCTAGAAGTAAAAGATCAAGATAGATTATATTTACTATTCTTAATAAGAGAACTTACTTTCCAACAAGGAAATACATTAACAATTCCAGCGAAGTGTGGAGTTTGTTCTACCGAATTATCAGTTGATCTTAAAAGAGAAAACTTTACTTTTCATGATGTTGATGAAAAATTGGATAGATATTTCAGTTTATCTGATAGAACATATCATTTTTCTACAGTAAATGGAAGAAACTTTGAACTAACACCACCAAATATTGGTCTTCAGAAAGCTTTCACGGATTATATCTTAAGAGAGAATAATGAGAAAAGAACTCCAAATCTTTCTTTCTTAAAGATTATTCCTTTTATGTTAGGTGGAAGAACTACAATTACATATGAAGGAATCAAAGCTAAACTTAAAGATTTTGAAGAAATAGATGATATTTCATTCCAATTCTTAAATGCAGCTGTAAGTAAAATGACTTTTGGTATCAAGGAATTGAAGAAAACCTGTACGTGTGGTGAGGAGGTCCACACCGACATGCAATTTCCCAACGGAGCCTCAGGTATTTTCGTTATTCACGATGCCTTTGAAGCATATATTAAAGAATAAGTTATTGCTACAAAAGCATTTCAAAACTCAAGAAATCTCAATGGATGAGTGGCCATTTTGGATGTTTGAAGAAAACATAAAACTGGTAAACGAAATCATAGAAGAAGAAGATTCAGAGAAAAAGAAACAAGAAGGAGAACAATCAAAAGGAATGCCGAACTTCGACGCAAACTCAATGATGAAAAACGCATCTAGTTTCTCAAGTAACATACCCAAATTTTAATTAAAATAAAAACCCACTTCGGTGGGTTTTTTTATGCAATAAAAAGGCATAAAAAAACCATCAATAAAAATTGATGGTTTTAATTAATATTTAAATATTATTGACCATATCCGGAAACAATTGGATTAGTAATCGTGAAGTCATTATCAATATACTCATCAATAAAGTAGTCATAGATAAAGTCAGCTTGAAGATTCTCCATAATGTTATTAGAAGACCAGTCAAGTGCATAACCAGCTAATTGTTTGATTTGTACGTTTTGATAAGTAACACGTCTTAATACAACACCTTTTTTATCATGTTGATTAACGATAACTGTACCAATGATATCACTCTTATAGTGTAATGAACCATTTTGAGAATTGAATACTAAATCATACCAAGCTTTCAAAGCATTCCATACCTCCATCGAACCTGCTTGATTTACGTTAACATTGAATTTAATGTTAAACTCACTAGCGGTTTTAGTTGGAGTTGTCAAAAATTGACGAGTTGAATACTTGAATCTTTGTTCTTTGATACCAACGTCAAATTGAGTTAAGTTCATATCAATATTAAGTGCGTTTTGTAATAACAAAACTGGGTTTCTCCCTTGAGCAACCAAAATTGTAGGTAAAACGAATGTCACCTCAAATAAGTTAAGGTAAACTACTTCATCCGGGAATGTTCCAGGTCCACCTGGTGATCCTACATTTATCAACTGTGTGTAATGTGGTAATGGCATATTTTTTTAATTATTTTTTATAAGTTATATATTTTTTCAAACAATACCTTTAGCTAGATTTTTAAATATTATGTTGTAAAAAATGCCATTTCCACTTTTAATAAATACATATATGAAATGTAATTATAGATATTGCAATAAAGAAATAACTTGGGGTAGACCTGATAGAAAATTCTGCAATAAAAATTGTAATTCAAAAGAAAAATCTATAGCAAAAGAATTAAAATCACTCAATAGAAAAAGTAAAAAGAGTAAAGATTTTGTTGAAAAATCAAAAGAAAAACACGATAATAAATACAACTATGATTTAGTATTGTATGAAAATTGTAGAAGTTTAGTTAAAATAATATGCCCAATACACGGAGAATTTGAACAAACACCAAATGCACATCTATATGCCGGAAGTGGATGTGAGAAATGCTCTAGAGAATCTAGAAGAAAAGAAACAATTTCAGAATAATTTCATATAAAAAGAAAACGTTTTTAATGAAAGTTTTTATTACAACCGATTGGCATTTTGGAGTATATCTAAATAACCTAGATAAATGGTTAGATATGATGGAAGATTACTTCTACAACTCTTTTATCCCATACATCAAAGAAAATTCAAAACCAGGAGACATTCTTATTCATTGTGGTGACTTATACGACAATAGAACATCTATTCCTATAATTGCATCATATAAGGCAGAGAAAATACTTATAGAACTATCTAAAATACTACCACTACATATTATAGTAGGTAATCATGACCTTTGGAATAAAGGATCTAATGATATAAATTCAGTTAGATTATTCAATCACGTTCCAAACGTATCAGTTTATACAGAAACAACATCTATTGAGTTAGATGACCAAAAACTGATTCTTATGCCTTGGGTGGAAAAGAGGTTAGATATGATTAAAGAAATTGATAGTAATCCAGGTGATTATCTTTTCTGTCACTCTGATTTAAATGGATGTTTAATGCACTTAAATTCAGTAGCTCATAGAAATGCTGATAAGATTGATGTTGATAACTTTGGAAGATATAAACATGTATTCTCAGGACATATTCACATTCGTCAAACAAACAAGAATTTCTCATTTATTGGATCTCCTTACCAAATGGATAGAAATGATATGGGAGATCAAAAGGGTATAACTATACTTGATTTATCAAGTGATAAAATTACCTTCGAGCCAAATACATATTCTCCTGTATTTAAAAAATTCAGAGTTGTTAACGAAGAAGATATTGATAAGTTAGATGAGTTAAAAGATACTAAGGATTATATAGATTTAGCTATATCAAACAATCTTTTAATTAGTAATAGAAAGCTTCGTAGAAAACTAGAAGTGATGTTAGAGAAGGGTAATTTTGCTTCTGTAGAGTATATTGATGATATTACTAAAGAATTAGTAGATGGTGAAGAAGTAAATGAATCCAATGACATTGAATTTGATGAAAATGGAATGGAAATATCTGTTCAATTAGAATACGAAGATTATATCAAAGAGTATATCTTGAAACAAAAATATGATAGTGATAATTTCAAATCAGGAATTGTAAATGAATTTGATGAAGTCATTAAGATATACAATGAAAATTATAAAGTCAAATCTGACTAAAATAAAAACCCATCTTTAGGATGGGTTTTTTATTAACTTAATTTTTAAATCATTTGTTCCTTTTATTAATCGATGGTAAGTACCCATTGGTATAAATACTTCTCCTTTTATTTCTTTAGGTAATTCATTGTCAATTTGAATTAACCAGTCTGTTTCACCAATAGATTCAATTATTCTATCTTCTCTATCACGGTGCCAAACCATCTCTCCAGAATCAGTATCTTGTTTGAATTCTCTGATAAATTCATTATCACTTAATTTAGTTTCTTGAAATGGAAGTGTCATACACCTAATTTTCTTTTTAAATTTTCTAAATTTTGAATAAATTTAATCTTAGTATCAGGTCTTTCATTCTCAACTGGTGTTAAATCTTTATTGATAAAATCTATATGTGTGCCATTTGGTGAAACTTTTGGTGTAGAACTATCATTTCTAATATCACCTATTTTACTATCAAGTGATTGAGAAATTTGTTTTAATAAATCTACTCCATAATAATTATTGATATCACTGGAGGTTGACTTATTTAACCATCTATCTGGTTCATATATTCCAAAAAATGGATACCATTTTCCACTAGTTACATCTTTTTTACCACCATGTCCGGATGATAAATAAAATGGAACGTGAATTCCATTAACATTAAAGACAACTATTTTTCTATCAGCATAATCAATAATCTTAGACTTTCCAGAAATTTTATTTTTAGGATCTAATCCACCGGTTTGGGGATCTTTTGCATATGTTTCATACGGAATCTCTAATCTAGTGGCAGTTATACTAGATTCAAATAATTGATATGTTTTTAAGTATTTCATTCTATTATTTCTGGTAATATTTTAGATAGGAAGTCTTTTATAAAATCAACCATCTCATTTTTATATATTGGTATATATTTTAATGGATAAGTATAATATTTATTCAAGTGATTTATAGATATTTCTTTACTTCCTTCCCAAAAAGGATTTAATATGTAGTCACCAATCTTAAGATGTTCACCAGACATTTCTTCTATAATCTCAAATTCATATATTTTAGAATTTAATTCTATTTGGTCAATATTCATCTTTTTTATTTCTGAAAAGAACATTCTATTAGCATCTGAAATGATATCTGATTTAGGATAAATATGTTTTTTATATTCTGGAGAATTAAATCTATCGTGGGAAACATCTCCAATGTAAATTTCACCATTTATGATTCTGAGAGTTCTATCCTCAATATTGTCTGATGTTATTTTATTCAATCTATTTTTTTCAGAGTCACTTAAAGAATCTATTCCTTTTTTAGATATTTTATCCAAAAGTGAGTCCACATAATCATCTTCTTCGGACGATTCAAATATTTTATATGTTTTTAAGTGTTTCATATATTACCAGAATCCCGGATAAGTTTTCCCTCCCACAAATGGCCATATTTATTGAGTCTGCAACTCCAGTACCCAGCTTTTGTCTTATCTTT